TGGTGCTGTTCCTGTTAACATATTTGCTACATCTATTTTACTTAATGCCATAATTAACTTCCTATCCTGTATCCACCAAACATTGACCTATTAGAACCTGTAATTTGATTGTTTGATCCTGTGTTATATAAATATCCTACCGCCTCTACATAATCGCTTGTACCATTCATGTCTATCACCCCAGAAGCAAATTGATTAATTGTTTCTAAAGTATTGTCTGAAGTAGATTGATTTGCATTGATATTCATGATCCTTCCTGTGGTTACAGTAGAACCATTTTTTCTAATTTCAGAAGACATGTAATAAACACCAGACGAATTATCTGGAGAGATATTTTTATAAAATAAATATTTCCCTGCAACATTTGGAGTGAACCTATAATTAGTTGAATCCCAACAACTTGCAGTGTCAAAATCAACAACATCAAATTGAACTATAGTTGTTGTATTATTAGATATACTTTGAGTGCTTTCTAAATGAACTTGAAACATCGGATAGTTAATATTCTGCGTAGTAAGATTACCACTACCATCACTGGTAAATAGTGTGTTACCATTGAAGTCTTGATACTGATTTACTTTAATTATTCCTGCCATTATACTCCTGTTAATCTATGCCCTGTAAATACATAACCACTATGTGTAACTGTAGAACCGTCACTTGTTCTATTTCTTGAATATACTTGAATATAATCTCCAACTGCCAAATCAAGTGTTGCACTTCCACCTACATAATTTGTTTGATAACGCTGAG